GTCGAGATGATGACTTCCTTATTCGCTGCGACCGTCAGAATCGACGTGTCTGAAGTCGTCGTCAAGTGTGCCTGAGCGAGTGTCTTGTAGCTAGTCGCCATTTTCCCTTAGCCTCCCATGAGCAAGAATGAGTTTTCAAAGCCTCCAGCGCCAGCCCCACCTTGAGCCTGCCACGCTGCACCGTCAAAGTATTGGAACTCGTCCGTGTCTTTCAAGTATCGATGCTGACCCTCCGCAGGCGAAGGCAAAGCCGAACCTCCAGCAGCAGCAGAATCAAAGACGAGAATGACCTGGTCCTGCAGGAACTCCTGCACGTTCGCAGCAGTCAGAACCTCGCCTGCCGTGAATGTCCGATAACCGCCCGGGTCAGCCATATGTTCTCCTAGAAAGCCAGATGTCCGGTGTTCAGTTTACCGAACTCAACGTCGTCCAATACCAAAGCGTTAAAGGCCAGCGACGCCACGCCAATAATCATGTCATGAGTCTTCACCTGAATCTCATGGTCCAGGCGAATAATCTGTCCGAACTGCACAATCGGGTCATCCCCGCCGACATTGTTAGGCGTGAAGGTCATCTTGATAACGTCGCCTAGTTCTAACGCCGACATGGTCTGCTGCTGGGCCGACGTTATGTCGTCAAACGACACTCGGACGGCTTCGAAGCGCAGCTCCGGCTCTCCGAACTTCGACACGATGAAGGAAGCAAGATTGTCCAACTGTGCAGTCGAATCGACCAGCGTCTCAATGTCGAACTCGGTGATGCCATAGTTCTGCTGGGATGCCGTGTTGTTAGCAATGACAGCGCCCGTTGGACCAGACACTGTCGAACGGTTGACGAGAAGCTCAGTTCCAAAGTTCAGTTCGACAGCGGTGAAGCGGATGCCGGTCCCGTCGTCGGCGAGTTCAACGAATGAGTCCGAAGTTGGAGTCGCATCGGTTCGGCTGCGAAACTGCAGGTCCCCATTCCGGGCAATGAACAGTTGGCCCTGCTCTGACGCTTCCACTTTCTGCAGATACCGAAGCACGTTCCCACTGAAGACGTCTCCTCCGAGCTCAGACTCTCCCGTGTCAATGTTCCGCTTCGACTCATCCCAGTCGACCTCTTCCAAGTCAAGAATCGCTGCGACCCTTTCCCCGGACGTCTGCGGGGTCGCCGTACCCTCGACGAGCTCCTGTCGTGCCAGCAGCGTGAACTCATCGACAGAGACAACCTCGGCAATGGACTTTCCGTCCACGTCGTAGGAATAGTTCCAGTCCGACACGATGCCTGTGAACAGTCGCTCACCTTCGAATGAGATTCTCAAAGGCTGTCTCGGCTTCGTGAACCCTGCAAAGCTTGCATCGTTGTAAGACGGGTCGAACTGTCGACCCTCATTGCGAAGCTGCAGCGTGACACGTCCCGCGCCGAAACGATTCAAGTCACGGTTCTTGCCCCTACTGATTGCACACTCAGCGACGAAGTCCGTGACCTCCTCAAACTGAATGCCACCAAGACGGAACGTGATGTTATCCAACACTCCACGTTCGGGGTCATCCAATGTGAATCCGCCGATGGCTCCCAGCTCAACTTGCAACGTCATTGTCGAGCAGCCTCAAAGACAGGGCCAGCCTCTCGCTCGTACCGCTCCAGAATCTCGACGACGTCCTGTCCCACACGGTTCCCATTGACGCCGAGTCCTGCGTTCACCGTGATGTTATTCACCTGTCCAGGGGCCTGCCCTGGAAGGAACGGAATGACAGTTGGCGGGTCAGTCAACTCTTTCTGCTGTCGACTCACGTCCATCAAGGCTGCACTTAAGCCCCGCAAGGCTTCAGAAGACAGAAGGCCCGGCCCCCTACCCTTGCGCTCCGAAGCGGGCGAGCCAGCACCGAAGTCGTCCCCAGCAAGAGTTCGCAGTCGAATGATTTCACGGGCAAGCTCATCGCCCCCGCTTGCGGTCAGGTCGATTTGAAGGGAGCCAATGACATCTTCGCGAGCCGGAATGTCAAACGTGTCCAGGCCGAGGCCTTCGTTGATGATGTTAATCGTTCGCGCGACACTCAAGAACCCGTCAATGACGCGCTCAATCATGCCCAGGACACCATTCAAGGCGAACGCGATGCCCCTTCGCATGGCTTGCACCGCATTGAGCAACGTCAGCATGGCGTTCGCGCCGGCATCTCCAGACTGCACAATCTCATCCCGGAAGAATATGAACCCCCCAATCACCGCAAGAAGCGCGATGCCCAACGTGATGAGATTCGCAATGACAGGACGCTTCAACATCGCAGCGAAACCCCCTGAAGCAGCAGTCGAACCCGCTGTCACACCCGTGAAGATTCCGAGCGTCGTGTTCACAATCCGAAGCACCGAAGTAAACAGGACCATCGACAGAATCAACGCCCCCACGACCGTCCCGTTATCGGCAAGGAATCCCGTGAAAGTCTCCAGCACCGGACCGAAGTCCTCGATGAGTTTCTTCAGTAACGGCAGAGTGTCTTCGAGCAAGCCAGTGAACAGAGCAGTGATTTCGCCGACAGGTTCGATGAGAGGAATCAGGCCCTCAATAAGTGCAGGCAGTTGAGCAATCAGCTCGGCAATCTTCGGAGCCAGCTCTTCAAACATCTTGATGAGAGGAGCTTCAAGGCTGTCAATAGTGGGACCAAGCTGAGCAATCATGTCATCGGCGAGCGGAGCCAGAGATGTCCCGATAGCGATTCCCAGGTCAGCGATACGGGAGCGCAGCAGGTCAGCCTTCGCCGAAAGTGTTTCCAGTTGATTGTTTGCGACCTGTTCAGTCGTGCCACCCGCGTCGCGTAACGCTGCCTCATATTCGCGAATCGAGTCGCCTCCGCCGAGCAGTAGCTTGATTGCATCTCCGACACCGCGAGTCAGCCCTAACTGTTCCAAGGTGACTGCAGCAGTCGCGTCTGACATCGGTCCGAGGACTTCAGTGAACTCGTCGACGACGTCTGCCATGTTCCGCAGGTTGTCGTCAGCGTCCAGAACTTCCAGGCCGAGAGCTTCGAACTTTTCAGGAGCTCGACCTGCAGCACGTGTGATGTCTCGCAGGGCAATGTTCAGCTTCTCGCCCGCTTCAGTTCCCTTGACACCTTGGTCAGCAAACACAGCAAGAACGGCAGCACCCTCTTCGAGGTCCTTGCCAGCAACTTTAAGAGCAGCACCCGCCTTGTTCGTAAGCGCTTCCGATATCTGCTGCACAGAAGTGTTCGCCAGATTGTTCGCCTTCACGAACACGTCAGTCACCCGCGTCAGATTTTCCAGGTTCTCTGCAGCATCATCTGACGTCAGTCCCAGGGCAGACTGTGCGTCAGTCGCCAAGTCAGTCGCGAGAGCCATGTCGAACATGCCAGCCTGGGCGAACTTCGCCACCTGGGGCATCGCAGCAATGGACTGTTCAGCATCCAGACCCGCAGAAGCCAGAAAAAAGAATGACTCGGCAGCTTGGTCAGCGGAGAACGTCGTCTGCTTCGCAACCTCGCGGGCAGCCTCCGACATGTCGTTCCGCATAGTGTCTGAAACATCGCCCATGATTGCGATGGACTTGGTCATGGCAGCGTCGAACGATGCAAACGAACGGACAGACTGCACACCGATAACGCCGACGCCAGCGACAGCAGCGCCTGCAGCCTTCACAGCGCCAGAAGCAAACTTGCGCAGTGAGTCCTGCGCTTTTTTCAGACCCTTCTGGTCGAACTTCGAAACGATGTTCAGGTTAATAGCCATAAGTTAGCGTCCCCTAACTTTGAATCGACGGTTGACCTTTTCCGCAGCCTCATTCAGAGACTTCAGAGCGAGGCCTACCAGAACGGGACGACGCTTGACCGCCTCCAGGAACATGAAACGTCCCGGACCCTTGCCAGTGTCTTCAGCGAGCGCTTGAATGAACGCGTCGCCTTGACCGTTGATTCTGTGCCGAATCAGACCGTCGCGGTCTTTGCGACTGTACGGCTTAGACAGCGTCTGCGGAGGACGACGACGAATACCAGCGAGCTCCGCATAGTCAAAGCCCAGACCACGCGAGCCTCCCGTGAAGCGAATGTTGACAAGCCTGTCACCGCCACGACGACCCTTGCCCGGACGGAACTCTACGACAGGTTTATTGACGCCACGCCAGCGAGTCTTCCCGCGATGCTTCATCCCACGAATGGGAGGCTCTCTCGAGATGGTCGACGCAATCTGATTTGCGACAGGACCAAGCGACGTTTTCAGGTCCGAGCGCAGCTCACGAACAGCCGAATCCTTGAACTGCTTGAGTTCACGGACGACCTTGTCAACATTCTCGACCGAAACTCTAGGCTCAAGCACACGACGTCCTCTCCACCCGTCATTCTATCGGCGACGACGTCCTTTGGTCGCCTGTGAATACTTAAAGGTCAGATACTTCTCAATCGTGAAGAGCATCCGAGGGGAAAGGTCAAGCAGCTCCTGCGGGCTCAGTCCTGTCTCGACAGTGAGGAACGCAATCCTCCAATGCATCGAGGCATCACCGAGCGGTTTTATTTTCCCGAGTCAGCCGTCTCCACAAGCTCGACGTTGTCAAGCCATTTTTCGAAGTCGTCCTTCGTGATGCCGGTCCGCTTGCACACGTGCCAAGCAAGCCAGAACATGTGTGTCATCTTCATGTCTGTCTCAAGCCGTGCCATCGACATCTGGAAGTGCTCTTCGAACGCGACCATGTCGCGAGCTTTCGCAACGACCGTCTTTTTCTCGCCGTCAGTAAAGGTAATCGCCATAGAGATGTTCATGGCGAAACTCTAACAGGTAAGACTAGGCAGTGCCTTCCACGACACCCGAACCGGAAGCCAGGGGCCAGGTCACCTCGAACGTGCTGAGGTCGCCGGTCTGTCCCGAGATGGGGGTCACGGTCGTGCACAGCGCGACGATGGTGAAGCTCGGGTTAGTCGCCGAGATAGCGCCAGTCGTCGGCTTGATGACCACAGTTGCTTCGCTGCCAAGCAGCGGGAACAGTGTTTGGTGGACGGAACTTGCACCGTAATCTTGGTGGAACGAAAGAGTCACGGATGCGTCTTTCAGTCCAGCGACACGCGACACGAATCCGTTGGAACCAAAGCTGGAGGTCTCAACCTCGTTAGCTGTGGTCTCAACCTCCGCGGACGCGATGTTAGCGGACAGGTCCGTGCCATTCACGGTGATTTCAAAGTCAGTAGCTACGAAACGCGCCACGGGGTTCTCCTATTCTGCGAGGACTTGCACCTGGAAGTCAGCTGCCAGGTATGTAATATCTCCCTGCAATGATATCGCACCGACGTTCGTCATAGATTGGACCGTGCAGTCGAAAGCGTTCCCACCGAGGGTCCTGTCTGACTCGACCGCCTCTTTCACAGACGTCCCCGATGTTGACGTGTAATCGTTCAGGCGCTCCTGTGTGTACCTTTCCGCAGCGCGTCCGACGATGACTGTCACGATGAACACGTAACGGGTCATTCCCCCCGCGAAAGCCTGGTCGTAGTCAATGGACTGTAACTGAACGACAGCAATCGGTGGGGACGGGTTGTCTGGGACTTCAGCTGCTGCGCGAAGCCCTGCCACTGTCCGAAGGTTCACCGCTAGGGCGTCCCGGAGGTCTGTGATAGAAGTCAAGCCATCCTCACACGCTGGTAAGGACTCAGCAAGGACTGAATGTCAGGGTCCACACGTGACACGCGGACAACGCCGATGTCTCCAAAGCCGACAGCTCCCAGGGGTGAGTCGAACCGCTTGAAGAGTCTCATGCCCAGGAGAATCGCTGCCTGCTCGATGACCTTTGGCACAGAAGTGAATCCGAAGGTCCCTGTCACCTGGACTGTCGCTTCGTGAGCGTTGACGTTGTTCGGGTCCCAGATGGGGAACAGGTAATCCCCGATTGCCCGAATCCGAGTGAAGGGTGTCGTCAACCCGCCCGCGATGCCGTTCAGGGGCTCCAGCTGGCGGTCCGATTCAGCCCAGGTGACAGAGAACTCTTCGCCGTCTGGCGCAGTCTTAAGAGTCGTCAAAGTGGAGATGTCATCCGTCTCCACGACGAAAGAACTTTGCGGAACGTAGACACGTGTTTCCGTCGTCGAGAAGAACACGCGTTCACAATAGCCGTCGATTTCACGGCAGGCAGCCTCGACAGCCGTGTCAATCAAGTCGTCGTCCTGAGTGTCTGAGAGAGGGATTCTCAGCGCGTTCTTGACGTCGTCGCGCGTGCAGTAGCCGTTCGTGATAGCCATGGGACCTCCGCGTCTAGTTTATCGCCCGCCACGTCTCCCAATGCTTCTCGCTGGCGTCGACGATTTTCGTGTATTTCTCAGGACGGTC